ATCAAATACTTTTGATGGATTAGCATACACATTACGAATAATATGAGTATAAGAACGTGAATGGATTGTTTCCATAAATGTCCAAGCCATAACCAATGGTTCAAGCTCAGGCAAAGATGCTACAGGTAATAGTGTTTCAACTGGACCACGACCTTGAACAGAATCAAGTAGAATTTGTCGCTTCAAGTTGGATGTAAAGATATGTTGCTCATGTTTCGTGAGTGCACGAAAATCAGCTTTATCTTTTGATACATCAATCTCTTCTGGGCGCCAAAAGAAACCTAATTGCTTATCAGTAATCTTATCTAGTTCAGGGTACTTTACTTGATCGTAGCGAGCAATATCAATACCTTCATCATAGAACATTGTAGATGTTAGGTGTGATTTCTGCTTTTGTTTAAAAACTGACGCCATTTATTTCCTCATGCGTTAATAGTTGTGGTATAGTTAGTATTATAAACAATAATGTTTCCAATGTAAACCTTAAATTTTACATGATTCACAATCATCGTCATCTACCATAGCAGTAGGCAAATCTTTAATTTCAGGACTATCGTTCCATTCGCCCGCTCCATCAAATGTATTGTTATAGTACATTTGCTTTCCGCCATACTTGTAGAATGTAACCATATCTGTAATTAGACGAGACATTGGTACTTTACCTTCTTCAAAGAATTCAGGGTTATACGAAGTATTCACAGAAATACCCTGATCGATATATTTTTGAAGAACAGCACAAAGTTTTAGATAACCATCTGGTGATTTTTGTTCCCATAGCAAATCATACTTATTTTTTAGATGGTGGTAACCAGGAACAACCTGAGCCATTACACCATCTTTTGATTGCTTATAGGATACCAAGGCACGAGGTGGTTCAATACCATTTGTTGAGTTTGAAATTTGAGCTGAAGTTTCAGCCGGCATCAGAGCCATCAACGTAGAATTACGAATACCAGTTTCTTTTAGTTGCTGACGTAATCCTTCCCAATCCATACGTTCTTCATGAGGAATAAGATCGTCAACCTCTTTTTTATAGGTATCAATTGGAAGAATGCCATAACCATATTTGGTTTCATTATTCTTTGGAATAGAGCCTTTCTCAGTTGCGAGATCAGCAGATGCTTTAATAAGATAATAAGACCATGCTTCAGCATACTTATCAACTTCTGCTAATGACGCATCATTATATTTTAGACCGCGCTTTGCCAAAAAGTAAGCAAGGTTAATAATACCAACACCCAATGGACGACGATCATTAGTTGATCGTTCTGCTGCTGGCACTGGATAAGATTGATAATCAAGTAAAGCATCAAGAGCACGAACAGCAAGAGTACAATACTTTTCAAAATCTTGAGGATCGTTAATTAGTCCCCAATTGATTGCTGAAAGAGTACATAATGAAATCTCTCCTTCGGTATCATCTGAAGAGCTCAATGGTTTAGTTGGCAAATCAATTTCAGTGCAAAGATTTGACATACGAATTGGAGCAACTTCTGGTAAGAACGAACCATGATTATTCGCATGGTCAACATTCATTAGATAAATTCTGCCAGTATCTTTACGCTCTTTCAAGAACTGAGAAAATACTTCTGTTGCAGACATTACCTTTTTACGAATAGAAGTTTTACGTTCATACATTTCATAAAGTTCTTTGAACTTATCTTGATCTGCATAGAATGCGTCGTATAGGTCTGGTACTTCATCTGGTGAGAAGAAAGTAATATTACCATTAGTCAAAAGACGCTCATACATCAATTTATTGAATTGAAATGCATAGTCCATATGGCGAACACGTGTTTCTTCAGTACCCTTATTGTTCTTTAATACAACAAGATCTTCAAATTCATAGTGCCATACTGGAAGATATACTGTAGCTGCACCACCACGAACACCACCTTGTGAACATGATTTTACTGCTGACTGGAAATACTTCAAGAAAGGAATAAGACCTGTATGTACAATAGATCCATCATTAATTTTAGAACCAATTGCGCGAATAGAACCAGCGCCGATACCAATACCGGCTTTCTTGGAAATATATCTTACAATAGAAGTTGAAGTTGCGTTAATAGAATCAAGGCTATCACCGGACTCAATAAGGACACAAGAGCTAAATTGCCGTGTTGGAGTCCTAAGGCCAGCCATAATAGGAGTAGGCAAAGAAATAAAGAATTGAGAAACAGCATCATAAAAATCTTTCACCCATTTCATACGAGTATCACGTGGATAGTCGGCAAATAGCGTAGCGCCAATTAGCATATAAGCCATTTGCGGTGTTTCGTAAATTGTTTTAGTTCCACGGTCTTGTACTAGATATTTACCACGAAATTGTTCCATTGCAACATAGGTAAAGTTATCATCACGACCATGATTAATAAACGTATCTAATGTTGCAATTTCATCTTCATTATATTTTTTCAGAATCTCAGCATCGTATACTTTACGGTCAACGTTCTTTTTAATTAGTTCTAGTAGTGAAGATGGTTCATAGTTGCCATATACTTCTTTACGCAATTTATAGTTAACTAATCGAGCAGCTACATACTGGTAGTTTGGTGTATGTTCAGAAATAAGTTCTGCCGCTGACTTAATAAGCAGCTCATGAATAGAGTAAGCTGGAATTTTATCATATAATTGAATATTTGCTTTCAATTCAATTTCTGAAATTGAGACACCAGTAATTCCGTCTGTTGCCCATTCAAGTACTTTATGTACTTTATCAAGATCAAATGGTTCTTTATGACCATCTCTCTTAGTAACTAAAATCTGTTGGTTCATTAAATACTCCGTTGCTTCAGAGAAAAGTTTGCATTGCCAACACCATACGTGTTAGCTTAATATTTTCTATTTCTATTGGGTCTATTATATATTAGATTACGACTTTTGTAAACCGCTATTATTCATTATTTTGCAAATTATTTTCATTTGCTTGATCTGAAGCTTCGGAGATTGCGGTCTCGTAATATACAAGTACTTGAGATTGCTGATTAATAAACCGACGAATGTCTTGAATATTAATAGCTAAACGCTCATAATCACGTACTGGCATTGCAATGAATACCACTTCACCATAGTCTTTTCTGAATTGTTCAATAAAATCTTCTAGATTTTCTTCAGTAACTACTTCAAATTTTACATCAGCCATATTGACCGGTTTAGGTCTTGGCTGAATCATAATGTTTGGACCTACATATTCAGTTACTGTTTGAATACGTGGTTCAGTATTGAATGTACTACATCCACTACTCAGGAGTACTACTGACAGGAGGAGTAGCGCCGGAGTCAACTTCGATTTGGTCAAAAACGTCTTTAGTTCCATTATTAATTCTCGTTTCAATAAGTCCTGGTCTGCGTAAAGCCAGACGTGTTAAATCATGATCAGATAAAGTAGCACGAATCTGATCAAGCCCAACTTCAGCTTCTCTTAAATTAGCTTGAAGCTCATTGTTCAATTCCTGTTGGCGTGCGGCATCTTCTTTTAGTCGACCAATAGTTGCTTCATTAGTTCTAACAGCTTGATCTAAGATTTGCTTTTCAGCAGTTAATTGTTCAATCTTTGCTTGTGTTGAATCGTAGTAGTACTTAACTCCAAAGCCAAGCCCTCCTAACAAACCCATTACTATAATTATACCATATATTTTAAGCATTGTAAACCACTATTTTTTGTTTTTACGCTCCAACATAGCGTTAATAAACGATAAACCTTGAGATCGTCTAAACATAGAATCAGTATCTTCTTTTCTACGCTTATCGCGTTTTTTGAATAGAATCTGATCTGCTGATGGAGTAAGGTCAACACCTCCACCGGCTACTGCATTTGCAGCTGTCTCTCTAATTTCTTTGAAAGATTTCATCGGATAATTTCTCCGGGATTTACTAAAATGTCTTGCTTAGTTTTTAGATGTAGTACTCTGTATATTGGTGTACCAAGCATGTGTCCTTCAGGAAGTGTATCCTCAAATACTTTAATTTTAGTACCTTTCAAAGCAATAGGTTCACCCGTGATTGGTGAAACAGTATCATGAGCTAGCTTATAAACTCCTGGTTGTAATTGTTCACCGATCATATGCCATGTTGATTCGAATAAAGTATCATCGAAATCAATATCCATTTTCTTTAAAACATTTACAATCTCTTCTTCGGTCATACCAGTTTCTTCTTTAATTAAGAATAATGCCGTTGCCCAAGAAGCCAATTTGGTTTTACCAAACGGAAGTTTACTTAACAATCTTTTAATATTAAATACGAGACGATGAAAAACTGTATATGCAGATTTTTCTTCAGAAGTTTTCAATTGACTAGTCTTTTTAACGACTTTACCGTCATCGTCAATGATGCCTAATTCAAAAGCTTCTGTTTTTTCCCAAGGCGTGACGAGTAGCTTAATAAATCTATAAGCATAAAATAAGTCAGCTGTTCTAGAGACTACACCCATTAAATTTTCCTAAGTCTTTCTATTATTAATGGATCTAAAGGAACATCCATTTTTTCTTTTTCTGTAATATAATTTAAATAGATTAGCATTGGTTTAATTACCGGCCAATGCTCTTTATTTACTTTATACCACAACATTTTTACTGCTGCTTCAATTCCAAAAACATTTGCTAAAATTACAACATGATTTAGTATTAATCTTTCTTGCAAATCATCGTCATTATAATATCTACCAAGTAGTCTTTTGATATACTTAAACCGATTCAAATCGTCATAAAATTCTTCTGCGTCTGTGCAGTTTGGATTCTTATAATTATTTGCTGCGTATAAGAGAAAGTTCTCTTCATTCAATCGCTCAAAAATTTTCATTAATGCCTCAATAAAATAGATTATGTTATATCTATTTATTCAGCAATTTTCTCAAGTAGTTCTTCTAATAATGCTTTTTTTGTTTTACGACGATCTAATTCAATGCCATAATCACGAGCAATATTTTCTAACTTTGCTTTTGTGAGCTTTTTTAATTCATCTTCAGATATAACACCATCACCATCTTCATCTGCACCAGTAACAGTAATCTCAATATTTGAATGAGTGTCTGTCATTTCATCTTCAACTACTTCAATTTCTGGTTCAGAGACCACAGTTGGAATTACTGTGGATAGATCCAATTTGATAGTCTTTGGTTCTTCTTTTTTACGATTATTAAATTCATCGCATTGCTGTGCAGTCATACGCTGGGCTTTTAATAGTTCACCCTTCTTACTAATAAAACCACGAGGTGTTGCAATTGCGTCTTTTAACCATCCGGGAACAGCCATAATTTATCTCCTATATTTCATTGTCAACTAATACTAGATCAAACGCAGCAGTTACTCTAGCATTATTTGATCTAACTTCAGCTCTAATATCTAAATCAGATTTTTCTGGAATTTTAATTGGAACACCAAATTGATATGTATATTGGCCTCCAACACCAGCAACTTCTGCAGTATGTCCAATTCTAAACGAATCTTGTTCAAAGTATCTCACAAACATATCTATTGTAGCATCAGCATTTGCTGCACAAGTAGATGTCCCTTGAAGCAAATAGCCAGTTTTACCTGCAGGGACTGTGTAAATAGCCATAAGTGTTTGTGATTTACCAATGTTGATTCTTAATACTTCAGCTGTGGTATTTGATACTCTAATTTGTGTTTGATTTGCTGCCGATCCATCAATATATGCTCTATAAACTCTTTTGAAAACTACAGTGCCTGTAGCAGAATTACCAGAAATAGTAAAGGTATCTTCTACTTCTTCAAAGTTTTCATTTAAGCCTAAAACATGAACCGTAATACCATCATCTAAAGATGATGCGTTGCCGTTAAAAGCTGTGGTACTAATAGTTA